ACATGGCAATTACTCAAGCTGTTTGTAACAGTTTTAAAGTGGAGATCCTGAAGGCTTTGCATAATTTTACAGCTACGACAGGGAACACTTTTAAATTAGCGCTTTACGATTCAGAAGCAACATTAAGTAAATCAACTACTGCATACGCAACACCGGATGAAGTAGGCGCATCAGGAACATACGCTGCAGGAGGCGGAGCATTAACATCGGTAACACCAGTATTATCTACTGATACGGCTGTTTGTGATTTTTCACCTGACTTATCTTTCACTAGCGCAACAATTTCTGCGCAAGCTGCTGTAATTTATAATAGTTCAACAGTGTCAGGATTAACTACAAATGCTGCTGTTTGTGTTTTAGATTTTGGTGGAGTTAAATCTTCATCTGCTGGTACATTTACAATCACATTCCCGGCTGCTGAAGCAACTGCTGCAATATTAAGAATTGCATAATATAGGGGGAAACAATGCCCACCTATTATGGATGGAATAGAGACACTGATGTAAATACAGGCGGAGATCTCGGTTGGGGTGATAACGCTTGGGGAGCATTTAATGTTTCTATTTCTGTTACAGGCGTTTCCGCAACATCGGCTACCGATGATGTGGCAAGCGTTAATACTGATCAGGTAATATCACCGACTGCCGCTGGATTAACCTCGGCTATTGGAACATTCTCAATTACTGCTGATGCAACAATAACTGTTGTTGCCGCTTCAGAACCTGAATTAGATACTTCTGTAGGAAATGTTGTAGCTGAAGCAGAATGGGTGGTTTATCCAACTGGAAATGCTTTAACTTCTGCCGTAGGAACGGTAGGTACATCAGCTTTTGTTACTGGTAATGGACTAACTTTAAGTGAAGGAGATGTAACTCAAGAAACGAGTTATATGGCTCCTAGCGAGGAAGCCACTACTTCTGTGGGCACTATAAATATTCAGACAGATGTGACCTTTACAATAACTGGAGTTTCTGCTACAAGTAGTACAGGAACATTAGGCGGGATTTTTTGGTCCGTAGTCGATGATTCAAACAGTTCTATGAGTTGGACGGAAGTTCACAAGGCTGCATAAACATTTTGACAAAGTTTATAATAATCAATAAAACTTTATTAGGAGATTAAATGTCAACATATTCAACAGGCTTACGAATAGAGCTACAAGTAACAGGAGAGAATTCAGGTACGTGGGGAACCATTACCAATAACAATTTTTCTCAAGTTTTTGAATATGCTATTGCCGGGGTATATGCTGTACCCGCAATTACTACAGGAACAGCCACTACTTTAACAAATGGTGATGGTCCTCAAACTCAGGCAAACAATCAAGCTCGACAAAATACTTTATTATTTAGTGGAACTGTTTCAACAACTCATACCGTTCAGTTTCCAGCAACGCAAAAAACTTACGGAATTTATAATAACATTGGTGGTGGTGCTGACATTTCTGCACGATTAGGAGCTACAGGTAATACAGTTACAGTTTCTAATGGTAAATATCGTTTACTCGCTACTGACGGAACAAACTGGTATGATATATTTTCTTTAGCAGGATTAGGTGAAACATGGATTGAAAAAGACAATACAGATTCTCCTTACACAGCTTCTTCTGGAGATAATATTTTTGTGGATTGTTCAGCCGCGGTTGTAACAATTACTCTTCCATCTGGTCCATCGATAGGAGACCAGGTAAAAATCGTAGATGGTACAGGAAGTGCTGCTACATATAACATTACAGTTGGTCGTAACTCTCAAAAAATTCAGGGAGCTTCCGCAGATTTAACAATTAGCACTAACAACGCTGGTATTTCTTTGGTATATTATGATTCAACAAATGGGTGGAGGTTGAAATATAACGATTAATGGCTAATTTACAGGATATAACAAACAGAAGTGAAGTAGGAACAATAAAACCTTGGGGAAAAACTACAGCCCCTGCGGGTTATGTTCTTTGTGATGGCGGAGCTATTTCAAGAACAGATTATGCAGATTTATTTGCTGTTCTTTCTACCACATATGGTGCAGGAAATGGATCAACCACATTTAATGTTCCCAATCTTCAAGGAAAAATGCCACAAGGTTATGATGGAAGCACTTACAATCTAGCTGCTACTTCTGGAAATGCTACTGTTACACCAGCAGGAAATATTGCAGTGGATACCACAGGCCTTTCAGCAGGATCAACAAGTTTAACAACAGCGCAATTGGCATCACACGGACATACAGTAATGTTTAATGTTTTGCCTTTTGGTGGAGACGAAAGAATTAACCAAACAGTGTTAATTGAAGAATCACAGCCAAGTTCAGTACCCGCAGCAGATATTTTAGGTGCAGCGGGATCAGGTCAGGGACATGATCATACAGTTTCTGGATCGGCAACGGCTGCTTTAACTGGAACGGCTACAAATGCGTTTTCGCCTTATGTAGTTGTTAATTATATTATTAAACATTAGGGGTAAAAATGGCAAAAATAACTATAGCAAATAATGATTACATTCTGGTTGAAACAACAAATAGTGCAGGACAAGTTTATATGTACCCTATTCAATGGGCAAATAAAGGAGGTTCTATGCCTTCAATTCCTGCTACAGTTCATTACATTATTTGGGATGGTAGTGCGGGAGAAGTTCAATTATGTGATGCGGTCACAAAAAAAAGAAACGGTGAACAATCTTTATCTTCCACTAGTGATGTTATTTCTGGAACATCCTCTACTACTGTACAGAATTTAACTGATTGGGGCGATGCACGTGTCAGTGACCTTAAAGCGCAAAAACTACAACAATCTTTAACGGCAGCTAACACTTGGGACAGAGTCAGAAATGAAAGAGAATTATTTTTATCTAAATCGGATTGGACTCAACTTCCTAATACAGCATTAACTCCTTCTGAAGTAACTGCTTGGGCAACTTATCGTACTTCATTACGAAATATTCCTACTACTTATTCAGCGGTTGAACCTAAACTTATTCGTTTTCAAAGAGTAAGTGATAAATGGAACGGTATTGTTCAAAAAGGAGATGGTATTGAAGCAGGAACAGTTAATATTACAAATCCAGTAACTATTATTACTCCACCATCTAATATTTTTAATTTTTCTTAAAAAATTTATTATATATTTCTTTTCTTCTTTTAACGGTGTGGCTGTAAAAATCAGCTTTAAAATGAGTGTAAAATCCAGTCTTTTCTAATTTATCAGAAGCTTTTACTAAATCAGTAAAATTTTGTACCAGAATCATAGAATAACGCAAAGTGCTATTACCGTGAACGTTAGGATGATGACCTAAAAAATAAATGTTATCTTTATTATATTTTTCATTATAAAGGCCTGCTGTTTCTACGGCTTTATCTTCTGAATATTTACTATGAGGATCACAAAACAAAAGAATATCTGTCTTTGCAAAATCTAAATTTTTTAAATGTTCATCAAGTTGTTCTTGATAAGGCTTATCTTTTTGTCTAATTTCAATACGCACTTTATTATCCTTCCACGCTTGACCCGCATAAGGACACCGAGGTTTTTTAAGTGTTTTATTTATGGGTTCTAAAATATCTTTGGACCAGGCACGTACATCCTCACGAATCATTTCATCTGTAATTACATTCGGATTAATAAGTTTTAAACGACATTGGATCGTGTGCCGTGGAGTGGGAGTAGCGGTTAATGATACTTTATGTTGAACAAAATTTTTTATGCACACTAATCGGTTAGGATCAGATCCAATAGCTAAAGGATGGCTGTCTTTTTGTTCTATTAAAATTTCTCCTCCCCAATTTTTATGCCAATGTGGGTGAATATAAATAGTAAAATTTAAAGAACTTTCTCCGTCATCGTGCCAATTAATTCCTGAATACTGTTGGTATTTATACATTCCCATTAAAAAATAATAATTATCTTTAGGAAAAGGATAGAAAGGACAAGTTTGTAAAATATTAAAAAGACGTTTAAATATATCGTCTTTAAAATATTCTTCTTTTTTTCCTTTAAATATTTTTACTTCAGCTAGTCCCTCATTAACAAATACTTCATTTAAACACGCACTATATGATTCAGATTTTTTAGTAGGTGAATCCGTTAATCCAAAAAGTGTGCTGTTCCAATTAGAATGAGATGCTTTGTTAGGGATATATTTATAATCCGCTAGTTGTTTAAGTAAATCATTGGGAAGAAATTCATCTATGACAACGGCGCTATCATCAATAAGCATATTAAGTTTCATAAGAAATTGCTCCTAACCAAAACTGAATACTAAATCTTTGTTCATTAAATGATACTTCTCCTTTTCCCTCTAAAGGGGAAACAGCGTGATCTATGTAAGAAGGAAAAATAAATAAAGTATTATTTTTACACGGCTCTTCTATGATTTCTTCATCCATAAAAAGATGAGCTCCTCCTTTGAGAGCAGAAGGTTTTTGTAAAATAAGATTAGCTGTAAATAAATTATCGTGAAGAACACCATTAAATCTTACGTGCCCATCCGAATGCCAATTATAATATCCTCCTTTGTTATAAGAAATACAATGAATGGCATAGTGTAAGTTACATCTATTAAAAAGAGTAAAAACAGATTTTTTACTGTTAAACCCAATAAAACTTTTTAATCCTTGATGTAAAATCCATTTATCCAACGATTCTATAGTCGGTGCATTTACAGAATTTTTGGTCTTAGGATAATTAATCCACCAATCCAATCCTCCACATAAATGTGAATTTAATTCTTGAGTTTGCGTTTTTCCATAATGAGCCCACTTAGGAACATTAAATTTATTACGAGTATTTAAAAAATCGACATATAATAAATCAATAATATCGGGAGGTAAAAAATTTTCACATTTTATTACGTTAGGGGAAATTAATTCATATTTCATTATTTATACCTTTTTCTTTTCCAAAATAATTTTCTATATTTATTTATAATGTAACTGCGTATTTTCATATATGTAACGTGATGATTTTCTAAATGATAAAAGCCAACAAATGATTTCCAATCTTCTCTTTTAAAAGGAATGACCTGGACCATCGGACAACCTTTTTCCAATAATGTTTGTTTATTCCATTTTTTCCAATGAAAGGGAAAGTTAATAGGCTCGTTGTAATCATCAGTATCTACCACCCCACTAATTATTTCAAATCTTTCTTCCGCTCTATTTAAAGGTTTTAAAAATAAACAACTATATCCAGGAGGAGTTTTAATAATCCATCGACAAATAAACTTACCTACTTTTTCTGCACCTTTATGTAAAGAAGGAGG